AGTCAGCAGGGGCTGTCATTATGAAGCAGGCCTTGGTCTGTTTGGATGAAAGCCTTGCTGCGCTTGGCCTGGTGGCTGGTGTGGACTACGAGTTCGTGGCTAACGTGCACGATGAATGGCAGGTTGAAGTCAGGGATGCAGACGGCCTACCCCAGTTGGTAGCAGATGAATCACTCAAGGCCTTTAACAGGGCTGGTGCGATACTAAACTTAAGGGTAGCCATAGATGGAGAAGCTAAGATCGGACGCACATGGTGTGACACTCACTAAGACTTGCTCGGTGTGCAAGAAGGCCTCGGCTGTCACGGAGTTCGCTAAGAATAGGAGCAACAAGGATGGCCTAAGGTATGAGTGCAGGACTTGTATGCGTGTGCAGAAGTTTAAGCAGAGGTATGGCATCACGCTGGAGCAGTGGGACCAGATGTTCATTGACCAGTGTGGCCGGTGCCTGATCTGTAAGGTAGACCTACCCCCTATGGGCAAGGGTGTGCACACGGATCACTGTCACAACAAGGGCAGCGTCCGTGGTCTCCTGTGCAGTCACTGTAACCTAGCCTTAGGTCACGCGAAGGACAACCCTAACACTCTCCGCGCTGCGGCTGAGTACATAGAAGATTACACAGAGGTGAACTATATGAAAGAGAAATGCGAGAAGGTAAAGATCTGGACCGAGTGCATCGTGTGTACAGTCGGTGCTGTTATTGTCTTGACGGTACTAGCTGCCGTTATCATTAGCTTAGGAGTTGTGTGATGCAGAACATTAGACTGGACTACTACGCAGCGCGAGCCTGCATGGCTGCGGCTACTGATGTGCCCTTGGAACGCCTAGGGAACCTGATGGATAACTACATCGAGACGGTAGACAAGGAAGGCGTCAGGGTATACGTGGGCGAGACACCGAGTCACAACGTGGCTGTCTTTAACATGAAGCAGGAGTTTGGTAATGTTACCTTCCGTCAGATCCTGCAGTCTATCAAGGACGCACCTGTCGAGAGTAAGATCAACCCGTACCAGATAGCTGATGACCTGATGGACAAGTGGACCTACGTGAGCCCCGCAGCATTCTCTGCGATCAACACAGTCCACTACTCACAGGCACAGAACGATGGCTCAAGTAAGCCGTGGCTGTTCTGTGGGCATGGCACTGGCGGCCAGCTGGCTCAGTTAGCAGCAGCATCCTTCATGCCTGCCACTCTTATCACCTTTGGGTCTCCCAATGCTGGTGGTGAGTTGTTGCTTGAGGCTGTGGATGACGCCTGCATGTGGACCCGCTGGGAAGTAGTAGGTGACTGGTCAGCTAAGCTACCGTTGCGCCTGTGGAATACCAAGGGTGGATGCAGCCGGTACATCACCGAGGATGGTGAGCTTGAGCTTAAGTCTAAGTGTACCTTCTGGAGACCTCAGGATTGGTTCCAGCGAGCACCCATGAACCTCTATCACGATTGGATAGAAGAAGCGTTACAGAACTAGGAGTAAGGTATGAGGACAGCACTAATAGATGCAGACATCGTTGCGTTTCAAGCAGCGGCTCGCCACGAGACGTGGACGGACTTCGGACGCACTGTTGGTGAGCTGTCCGAGGCACAGGCTGACGTTGATGAGATGATAGATAAGCTGATGGCAATGACCCGCAGCACCTCTTGCATACTCGCGCTCACCTGTAAGCATAAGAACTTCCGCAAGGATATACTTCCTACCTACAAGGAAAACAGAGCGGGTACCGTGGACCGCCGCCCTGATATGCTTCAGCCCATGAAGGATTACATGGCACTCAACTATCACACTGACATACGGCTAGGCTTAGAGGGTGATGACGTGCTGGGTATCCTGCAGGGCTCACTGAACTATGCCACCATCATCATCAGTGAGGACAAGGATCTCCGCACGATAGAGGGTGCCCTGTACGCTCCGCATAGACCAGAGGTAGGTGAGATACAGATCACTAAGCTACAAGCTGACCAGTTCTTATGCTGGCAGACTATCGTTGGTGACTCCACGGATGGATACAAGGGTGCCATAGGCGTTGGACCTAAGAGCCTGTACGCACAGGAAGTACTAGTCGCTGATGCAGATGAGCTCTGGGACATAGTACTGGAAGCTTACGGCAGTGTGGGTGACGATGAAGACTCGGCGTTAGTGCAGGCACGGTGTGCTCGCATCCTAACAGCTGACCACTACAATGAACGCACAGGTGAAGTGATCCTGTGGACACCGGAGGATATGTTGTGAGGATATTTACAGTAGCACTAGTACTGCTCGTGGCATCTCTGGTGCTGGAAGGTTGCGGCGGAGGCGGAGGAAGCGCTCCGTACACTCCACGCACAGTGGTAGACATACCGCCAGTAGTCTTGGAGCCTCCAGTCGTGGCGCCACCGGTCGTAGAGCCGCCCGTAGTAGAGCCACCCGTAGTAGAGCCCCCAGTAGTGGAGCCACCAGTCTTAGCTCAGATGAGCAAGCCGAGTGAGTGCCCCACGGTGGCGTCCTACACGGGACTGGCTGACTACCCGTACATAACCTGCGATGGCGTGCCCACCAGTGGGCCTACGAGCTACCCTTACGATGCTGACAACACAGAGCTGGCATTGATTAGGGTGATGGCAGTGGTGGACACAGCCCTCACGTTGGAGATGCGTAAGAACCTCTCAGTTGTAGAGTTCGTGCAGAAGCAGTTCGACTACGCTAACGCTATCTTCGTGCAGTCCGGTGTACACATCCAACTGCAAGTAGCAGGCATCGAGCTGATAGAGGTACGCGAGGGTGATCTACTGCGTCAGTACCGATACTTCACAGGCTCGCTAAGTGAGTTCCGTGGGCTTGATGATGTGCAGGATGGTAACGAGGCAGACTTCGCGTTCTTGTTCAAGGCTAGGGCAGAGGAGCCATGGGCCTGCGGTGTAGCTTCACTGACTAACGACAGGTCAGACCATAGCAAGCGCAGAGGTGTGTCACAGTGCCACGTTGGCGAAGAGTTCAACGACACTGAGACCACTAGGTACTATGAGCGAGCAAGCATTACGTTCACGCACGAGATGGGTCACCTCTTCGGTATGGAACACAACGTAGAGAGTGCAACCATGACACCACTGTTCCCGTTCTCTTATGGCTACCTGCTACCAGAGTACGAAGATGATAAGACAGATGAGTGGAATGGTTATGGCACAGTGATGAGCTACTCAGACAAGCCAACCTATAAGATGTCAGAACCTGACGCTACCTTTGTGATCCCTGAGCTGGGCATAGAGGTTCCCGTGGGGCGCTACAATAACGCAGACGCAGTGGCACACCTGAACAGGGTGCGCTACTACATGAGCCAACGCTACGAGGAGAATGACGATGAGTATTAATGACGCAACAGTTGCAGCATGGGATGCCGCCAGACAGAGACCCGTAGGTACTGACCTGCCTGACCCAGACGGTGAGTTCACAGGTAAGGCTTCAGCTAAGTACGTACCTGACTTCACACACCTTAAGACCCCTGATGAAGCACCAGTAGCTGATGGCAGTGGGAACCCTAAGGCTCGTGTGGGCTCCTTAAAGGCCCCTCTCCACCTCGTTCCGCCAGCCCTTAGCATTGGGGTGGCTTACGCTTTGAAGGATGGAGCGGCTAAGTACGGGGCTTACAACTGGCGTGAGGAGCCTATCAATGTGTCTACATACATTGGGGCTATCCTGCGTCACCTGTACGCTTACCAAGATGGTGAGAACTATGCAGATGACTCCGGAGTGAGCCACCTAGCGCACGTAGCAGCCTGCTGTGCCCTGTTGATGGACAGCGAGGTTTGGGGTTCACTGGTAGATGATCGCAGCTACGGACCAGCAGCGGAGATCCTAGAGGAGTATATTAATGAAGCTTCCTGATACGGACATCTCTCCGCTGATGTGGATCATGCTGGACGATGGCATAGGGGCAGTACATGCCTCTACTGTCATGGCTGTCCTACCTGACACCAGTGCCCCTAAGACTAAGGCCCTGTTGGTCACCACTGTGTTCCCCGAGGGCCTCACGGTTAAGGGTACAGCTATGTCTGTGCTCCTGTACTGGTGGGAGACCATTGAGGGCGCCAACGATGAGCTGGAAGAGGAAGGCCAGCCCTTTGATGGGTTCGACCCTGATGACTTCACGCACACAGACCTAGGGGCTCTCCTTGCTGAGCACTTTGCTGTTGAGCTGGCTGACATCGAGGACGAGGTGCTGGAGGGACTGAAGCTGGTGCCTAATGGTGAAGGAGATGCTGGAGATAGCTAGTCAAGTAATGATCCTAGCCTGTGGGCTATGCACAGTGTACCTCACGACCTCCCTAGACGCCTCTCACAGGCGTTGGGCGAGTCCCATAGGCTTAGCTAGTCAGCCCTTCTGGTTCTACTCAGCGTACACTACAGAGGCCTGGGGGATACTGTTCCTCTCTGCCCTGTACGGAGTACGGTGGCTACAGGTGTTCATAAGGGATTACAGATAGAAAAAGACAGATGAGGTTTAATAGCCCCATCTGTTTTTTCGCTTACACTCCTGTCCACTCGCAGCTAGTCCCTGTACACGCGAGCTCTTGTGATGAGGTCGTTGTGTCCTGAACCTCAAAGGTTGCTAGTTCTTCCCAGTCAAAGGAAGGCATCTTAGCTACGGCGTCCTTGTACTCTTCTGCACTGATAGGCTGGTAGGGAGCCTGTGCGTAGACGTGATCGCTCCTCGGTAAAAGAGCAATACCTGACAGTATGTCAAAGTTGGCCCACATCCACGAGCAAACATCGAAGAACTCATCGTCACTATAGTAGACCGTGATAGATGGCTTATGCTCACACCATGATGTTGCATAAACCTTCCACAGCTCAAGCTGCTGGAGCGCAGACACGTCTTTAGTGCATACACTCCCTGCGGGTGAGCTGATTGGAAAAGAAAATACAAGAGTTGTGTCCTTTGTAACGTCCACCTCATAAGGGAACCCAGCGCTGACCATGTACTGGGCCATAGGGTCCTTATCGTCTGCCCGTACCGTACGCAAGTAGTAGTCAGAGAAACGTGGGTGTATACCGCTAGAGCTATTGACCAGTTGAGATACAGTTCCTGAAGGTTTGACACAAGTGATAGAGGCGCTTTGCTTAATGCCCAGACGCTTCGCCCACTTCTTGTTAGTCTTGATTGCGACACTTCTTAACTCCTCAAGCCAGCCTTCTAGCTGGGCTACGTTACCTCCGGACATAACCGGATGGTCCATTATACCTGTCAGGCTAACACCGAGGAGTGCTTCCTCTTCAGTGTTGCGCTTCCAGATGGGCCTAAGGTACCTGAAGTTAGTCAGCGTGGCCTGCAGGGTCCCAATGATTGTCGCAAGCTTTACCTTCTGCTTAAGAACGGGGAGACTATCCGTGGCACGAACCACAACCTCCGAGAGATTGCAGAACTGGTTAGGTCGTAGGATGATCTCGCTGCAAGGATTCGTGCCGAACTCTGGCGTAGGGTCACGTCTTCCCGTTCTACCAGCGATAGCTCGAGCTGCCTCTCTATTGAAGACGCCCCTCTCTCCACTCTTACTTGCATGTAGATCTCCCATCTCCTGCCAGAACATATTAAAGTCTGGCTTGTTAGTGTAGCAGGCTGAGTTGTTAGCTAAGGCACGCTGGCCTTCGTCTAGCCACCACTGCCCACCCTTGGCCCCAGCCATGCTGTTACTGCTAGGGTTTGATAATGATATAAGAGCGCTCCGGCGCACTCCACCTACCACAATGACCTCCGCTATCTTACAGCAGATGTCGTGCGCCTCTAGGTCAGTCAGTCTGCGTGACTCCGCCCGTGTGAACACCTCTACCGTGTAGACAAACAGGTCTATAAGAGGCTGTGGCCCTGAGGCTCTCCCACCGAACGTCTTCAGACGCTCACCGGATGCCCGTACCTGCGAAGTATCCCATTCCGGGATGATGCCTGAGTACAGGTGCTGTATTAGTGTTTTGTATGCTGTAGCCCATCCTATCTTGGAGTCTCCCACGACTATCGTGACGACTTCCCGTGCTAATTCAGGAACGACAGGTAGCTTGTCTACATACTGGCGCTCGACACTGAAGCCTACGCCTGTACCACAGAGCAAGATGTACATAAGTTCATCAAAGGCCCGTGGGTGATCTATAGGAAGGTAGCTGCAGTTGAAGCCTGCTACGTTATCCCTATCTAGTGCCTTACCAGCGGTCATCAGCGCTCTCATTGAGGGCATGACTTCGCACTGTTCTATTGCCTTTGTTATTGTTTCTGATTCTGCGGCGGTAAGAATGTCGCCCCAGTAACTGACGTATCTTTCCACAGTTTCTGGCCAGAACTCTCGTCTACTATCTCCATCCAACCATCTGGCATAACGGGAGGAGGCAATGTACTTGCTGTATTCGTCCATGTAAGCGGTGTCCTTTCAAAGGCTTCTGATACACACAATGTTATGCACATTGTTATGAGTAAAAGGTTAATGTATTCCATGAGCATTGTGTCAATGGTTGTGCCGCCAGATAAATACTGCTATGGAACTTCCTATTCCTACTGCGGCGGTGATTATGATCCAGACTACGCGGGTGAATACCGCCTTCCCTCTGGAGGTTTGGTTGTTCTCTTCTTCTACGGTTGAAAGTCTCTTGCTGTGATCTGATAATACCATTGCGTGCCTCTCGACTCGCTCAGCTAATACCTTCTCTCGCTCAACGATTCTTATTACCTCATCGAAGCGATCATCTCTATCCATGTGCTACTCCCTCTTCTCTATCCTACTGATGGCAGCCTCTATGTGAGTAAGCCTTAAGGTCTGCTCCGTGTCCTGTGGTGCCTGTAGGTACCGGAACTCTGTGTTCTTACTCCCGCGCTCAGTTAACCTCAGCACGTCATTCTCTAGCTTGTCCACCCTGTTGTCGAGGATAAACCACTGTCCCAAGAACAAGCATAGAACAGTGCCTATGGCTACGAGGTTGCGTAGCGGGATATGTATCTCTGTGTTCTCGTTTATATCCATTCAACCCTCACCTATAATTTGGTAAAAAATAGAATGGCGCTCCCGAGGCGGAACACCATTCCAAAACTTTACGGCTTCATCTTCACTCGTCTGCCGTGCTTCGCTAACATTCTGGCTCCATCTTCTAGCCGTCCTGCTATTGCGCCATTACCTTTCTTGCTTGCTCGGTAGTCATCGTTGTCTAGCAATTCAACACTAGCCTCCTGCCACCGTCCTGCTATGATGTGGTCACGTGTGTCCTTGCTGTACCCAAGGTCTCCCCTGTATGCTAAGACAATGAGCTCCGCCTGTAGATCCTCTGGATAGGTATCCCAATCCTTAAAGTATCCCTTGGCTTGCTCCTCGTGCGCCTTGAAGGTCTCGTCAAAGGACATATCCTGATAATCCCCTGTCTGTCCTACGCCTGCTGTAGCTATGTTCTTGGTGTCTAGGTAGATACCATCCACATAAGCTTCTTCTTCAACCACGCGCCTCTCAGCGAGTGTCAGCGTACGTCCTTCCATCTGTTCTACCTTAGCTATGGCGTCCTTACCGTAGTAGGTAGCTGCTGCTAACTCTTTCTTACCATTGAGCGTCTTCCACTTGGGTGCCGTAGAGGCCTTAGGCTGAGAGCTACGGTCAAAACCTGGGCTCAGACTAGCACTGGGGTTGCCAGTGTAGTCGTTGCTCAGTTCAACTGTGTTCTCATCTATAGGCTCAGCTACGGCTGGGTCTTTCCCCCAGCAGGAGACTCCATAGGATCAGTAGGTGTATCATTGTCATCCTCCTCATCCAATAGGGCTTCTCTCAGCATAAGGTTAAACTGCTGCCCGTACTTCTCGGAAACCTCACCGGGGTAAGTCTTATCGAACTCCTGCTGGAGCTTATAGATATAGTCCTTACGCTGTACCTTGGTCATCTTACCCATGGCATTCGCAGTGAACTGTTTGACCAGCGCCTTGTCAGCCATCTTGCTAACCAGAGTACCAATGGTAGGTATCAGTGCAAGTAGCTTACCGCCAGCGCTACCGGTCGCTGCTAAACGTACCGCGCCCTGTAGTATGTTACGGGACCTTCCGCTTCCCTCTTTAGTCGGGTCGCCTCTGGTGCCTGTCTGTCTACCACGTTGGCTCCAAGCCTCAATAGCATTCCGAATCTCATCAGCCTTCTTAGGTCCGTAGACTATATCCTGAGCTTCCTTATCTAACTTACTGAACCTCGCGTTGTACTGCTTAGTACCCACGTTCTCAACACCGTTACCAGCTGTGTTAGCTGCTACGTGATCAGTACGCTTGGCCGCTTCTAGGGCCTCGAACAACTCAGTCGCTGCGAAGTTATCCCAGTCCTTCTTACCTTGGGGAGTCTTCTCCATCTGCAGCTTAGCCGCACGCATCTCCTTATGGTTACCCTTGGCCTTCAGTTGGTTGAGGCTCCACAGTCCAGTGTTCTCATAATTACCGGCTTGGTTCTTATCAGAGATCTTGGTAGTGGTCAGGTCTTTGTCCCACTTCTCGTGCATGGCACGCTTAGCTTCTCGGGCTTCCTTACCCAGACGTACAGGATGATTAGCAGGCAGCTGTGATATGTCACCAAAGCCCTCTACTACGTACTCATCTAATACTTTCTTGTAGTCCCTGATGACACCATTGGTTCCATCTGGATCTAGCTTGGACCAGTAGCTGTTAAGGTCAATGATGATGTCTTCCACTTCATCGACACTAAGAGACTTATCTGGTGCCAGCCCTTTACGCTCAAAGAGATCCTTGATAGTGCTATCGACAAACTTCTGCTGCTTGTCACCTACCTTCAGGCCGTTAAGCCTATCGAACAGGCCGTCACCATTGGATCCACCCGTGTCTATACGGATGTTCCCACCGTGGGATGCTCGCCACTTGTCGTAGTTGGCGTCCACAGTGTCTAGGTCAAGCTGCCGCTCAGCCCCTAAGGTATCCTGCATACCATCACCGAGTTGGTTAGGTGTACGCTGGGATCCTCCGGTGGACTCAGCTAGTTGCTGTGCCCTCTTGTTGATGTCAGCTTCCTGCTTGGCTTCAAAGTCAGCTACAGTGTTGTCGCCTTGTACGTTACGGGCAGTGTCCCTAGTGTCAAACGACCCTTGGTCCTGCACAACGTCACCATAAGACTTAGTGTACCCAGCTTCTTTCTGCGTACGTGCTATCTCATCAGCTACTGTCTTCTCATGCGATGCAACGCCAGTTTCAACGTAGTTATCACGCACACCTTGGCGACCATAGTTCTTCCAGCCATCAGCTACAGCACCCATTCCGACTTCAAAGGTGCCACCAAGTGCTGCTTCAATACCAGCGCCCTGCAGGCGGTCACTCATGTCTCCTTGGGTCCCTACGAATCCAGTAGCAGCACCTTCTGCTGCACCAGTTCCGAACCTACCGAGTTTAGTACCGGCGAACTTTGTCCCTTGGTACCCTAAGGTAGCACCACGGCCTATTAGACCTATGGGTCCTAAGGCTGCTGTCTCTCCTACGAATCCACCTACGCCAGAGGCTATAGGCCACTTCTCCTTGATAGCAGACAGGCTGCGCTCACGGTCCTTCTGGTCCCTAAGGATACCGTTCAGAGCGTCAGTGTGATCCACGGAGTCATTACCTGCCCACCCTTGGATCAGCTCATCGCCGCGATAGGCGAGGTCCTTAACGGCACCCCACGTTCGCTGTGCGCCTTCACCTATGTTGCGTACTGTAGCCTCATGGTAGCCCACGTCAGTAGCGTCCATCACTGGTGCTTCACTGACATACTCTTCAGGTACTGGGTCTAGGGATTCCGCTTCTTCAGCCACGGGGGCCTTAGGTTTCTCTACTGAGGCAAGATACTGTTGGTACTCGTAATCCTCTAGGTACTTATCGTACTCATCTTGTTCTGTCATACCTATACTCCCGCCTTGCTCGCGCGCCATGCTTTCCACTCTTCAGGAGTCATGGCACCATTAGGTCCTGAACCTGAAGGCGGAGCAGCTGGATCTACGACTGCTGGATCCTCATCAACTCTCCAAGAGGACCCTATGTCGAATGAATCAATACCAGTCTGGTCCCTAGGGATACGATGGGCATTGATCTGTGCTTCAAAAGGACTCATCCTGTTCTTGAAGTCATCTTCAATAGCTCTGAATCCGTTCGCAGCCAGATCAACCATCTGCTCTCTCTGTTCTTCTAGCAGTACACCCTTGCCCTGTGACTTCTGGAGCATAGAGGCAATGGGGGCTGGTAGTGACCAACCTTCATTTCCAGGCTCAGCGCCGTATGCAGCAAACCATTCCCTAGCTTCTTGCAGGGATTTAAATTCGCCTTCACGTACAGTAGATCCGGGATCGAGGGCCTTCATAGTGTAGAACACCATGCCATGGTCAGAGATAGCGTTCTCCTGCTTCGATGCCCACACTAGCTTATTGTATCCAAGCTTAGCTTCACTGTACCCAATGCGCTTATCAACATCTTGGATGTCCTTACGCATCTTTTGGGCTATCTTAAGTTCCGCAGGAACTCCCTCACCGGGATCCCAGTCAATGCCTAGATCCCTAAGGTCACCATTGGAATCCTTCTGGTGCCAGCTGCCATCCTCACCCTTAATAGGTGAGCCCACGTCAGTAGGGTTCTTTACGTCCCAGTCGTGGTCTGTCTGCTTATTGCTAGCTCTTAAGTCTGATGCTACTTCAGCCTTCTTGAGCGTATCATTCGCTTGGAACTCTCGATCATCTATAACCTTCTGGTCTGCCCTCTGGTCGGTGTGCTTACGGTCCTCGAGGAACTCCCCACGGGCCTGTGCCAACCGTTCTTCTTTAAGCTTCTGTGCGTTAAGCTCTCCGAAGTAGTTGCCAGCCCCTTGTGCTGCTGTGCCTAAGGCACTTATTGCTGCCCAGTTAGCCATTGTTACATCCTCTCTATTGGTGCAGGTTGGTGGCTATCGTTAGACGCCTCTGCCTGTGCTGCCTGATCTTGCGTAGGCTGAGCCCCGTTGTCCTGATTGGTGACCTCATTGTTGGGTCTACCGCCAGTCTGTGCCGGTGCTGCTGCGCTAGCAAAGCCCTGCATGGCTTCGTTATCTACTCGCTCTGGGTTAGCTCGTGTGTGTACAGTGAGGGCGATAGAGAAGGCCTCAGCCATCTGATCGTCATTGAGCTGTACGGTGTCGTCTGAAGCTTCCAGTACGTCAATCATCTGCTCAACAGCGGTCTCTAGGAGTGCTATCTCTACTTCTTCCTCTATCTCACCGAACTCATCTTCCATGGTTAAGATCATCTGGCTGGCTAGGTCACCGACATTCTTTACGGGGTCCTGATTAGCCTTAAGAGACTCAACGATCTGTGAGCTGGCCTCTCTGCCGTAGATCTTCTCGGCCATAGCCATCTCTATCTTAGTGAACACTTCCTGTTCTTCAGGTGTAGCCTTCTCATCAGTGATTTCTTCGTCAGCGCCCTCAACCATAGCCTGACTGTAGGCGTTACGGCCCTCAGCGGCTACTTGATTAGCGTCAGGTTTGGTTGCTTCTACTTGACGATCAACCTTCTGCTCCTGTGAGGCAGCTTTGGAAGCCCCTTGGGTCTCCGCTATGCGTGCTAGTAAGCTCATCTCTATCTGCCTTTGTATGTATTAGTTGAGGAGTCGTAGTAGTCCTGACCTTTCATCTGCTCTACGTTAGCAATAGGTGAGCTGCCGTAGTCGGTGTTGCCACTCTCATCAGTCTGTACGTTACCGCTGTCATTCTGTACGCCGCCGTCACCTGAGGATTGAGTGCTCGAGCTACCGTCATCTCTACCGCGCATCTTGAGCTTGTAGGCTCCATTAGTTTCAATGCGGTCTGCCTCTTTCTCTTCCTTCTCTTCTTCAGCCTTAGCTCCTGCGTATCCTGACAGCATCTGGCCGCCTGTGGTTACTACAGCTGAGGCCAAACCTGGGTTAGCCATCACGGCGGAACCCACAGCAGCAGCCCCAGAAGCTATCGTGCTGCCCACAGTTGCTGCAGTGCCAATAGCGCCTGCGGCTCCTGAAGTTACAGTTCCTGCTCCGATAGAAGCCATGTATCCAGAGGCTGTAGTACCTGCTGCGCCTAGTCCAGCAGCTCCGCCAGCCGCCGCCGTGGGCGCTAAGGCCCCAGCTACTGCTCCAGCTGTGAAGTATATAGCCGCTGCGATCACTACAGCCTTGAATATCTTAGACTTAACGATCTTCTTAACTACCTTTACTACCTTCTTGAAGACCTTCTTGACCTTCTTCTTGATCTTACTCCAGAATCCCATCAGCTATGCTCCTTGATATATGTTGTTCCGCCCCTGTAGCCCTCTCGCTCTGCGATTAGCTCTACTGACGAATCCTTACCCAGCTGGCTTCCGCCTAGCGTGGATGTAATTAGATTTGGTATACGCATACACCAAAAGGCGTAGCACTCGGTTAGATCCTGCATTGCACTTGTGCTTCTGTAGGTGGGTTTAACGTAGATAAACACGTCCTCAGCCACAAGGCCCTTGGCGAATGGGTGTGACCCCACCTCACCAATGACCACTCCCTTGGCCTTCCCTTTGTCACAGGCAACCACACACAGTGAGTGACTGTCACGTACCATGCGGGACACGTACTGGTTCACAGCGTCCTCATCTATGGTTACGGACGTCTGTTCCCTGAGTGAAGCCATGATTAGCTTCTGTATCTCAGGGATCCTACTGGGTAGTGCTGCGACTAGTTGCACTTAGGCTCCTCCCCATGCATCAATAGCTTTCAGGTTGGCTTGGTGTTGATTATCAAGGCGGTCATACGCCTCCTGCTGTGACGCGGGTGAAGCTGTCTGGTCTATGTTGGCTATGCCAGTCATAAAAGCATTCTGGCTAGTAGTCTTAGCTGAGCGCTTACCGTTACGAGCTGCTAACATATAGTCAGCGTTCTTTTGCTCTGTCCG